ATCAAGACGCTTTAAATGAATTTTACCGCCAGTTTCCAAGAACTACAGAGCACGCGTTTAGAGATGAAGCTAATAATAGTATATTTAACTTAGTAAAAATATACGAGCAAATAGATTACAACGAAGAAATGTCAAGAACATTAGGTATTTCAAAAGGTAATTTTCAATGGGTTAATGGAGTAAAAGATTCAAACGTTATATTTTACCCAGACCCAAAAGGTAGGTTTAAAATAAGCTGGGTACCACCAACTCACATACAAAATAAAGTTGTAATTAAAAACGGTATTAAATACCCTGGCAACGAGCATATGGGCGCTTTTGGCTGTGATAGTTACGACATATCAGGAACAGTAGATGGTAAAGGCTCTAAAGGTGCTTTACACGGTTTAACTAAGTTCAGTATGGAAGATGCTCCAGCTAATACATTTTTTTTAGAGTATTTAGCAAGGCCTCAGACTGCAGAAATGTTCTTTGAAGACGTTCTAATGGCATTAGTATTTTACGGGATGCCTATACTTGCAGAGAACAACAAGCCTCGTCTATTGTATTATTTAAGAAGACGTGGTTATAGAGGTTTTAGCATGAACAGACCTGACAAAGTGTGGAACAAATTATCTACAGCTGAAAAAGAAATAGGTGGTATACCAAACTCAAGTGAAGATATAAAACAAGCTCATGCCGCGGCTATTGAAATGTATATACAAAGCCACGTAGGTATGAATACTGAAGGTCAATTTGGTAATTGTTATTTTAATGAGCTTTTAAATGACTGGGCTAAATTTGATATAAACAAAAGAACAAAACATGATGCTTCTATAAGCTCTGGTCTTGCAATAATGGCTAATAACAGACATTTGTATAGACCAAACGCCACAATAGAAAAACCAAAACTAAATATAAACATTGCTAGGTACGAAAACAAGGGCAATGCATCAAAATTAATTAAAAAATAAATATGATTGTAAAAAGTTATTTTCCATCTCAAGTTGTGAGTGACGTAGAGAAAATGAGCTATGATTATGGTTTAAAAGTAGCTAAAGCTATTGAGGCTGAGTGGTTTCATACTGAAAGAGGCAGTAATAGATATAGAACAAATCACAATAACTTTCATAATCTTAGATTATATGCTAGAGGTGAGCAATCAATACAAAAGTATAAAGATGAATTATCTATTAATGGTGACTTGTCTTATCTTAATTTAGACTGGAAACCAGTACCTATTATACCTAAATTTGTAGATATAGTGGTCAACGGTATTTCAGAGCGAGTATATGACATTAAAGCATTTTCGCAAGACGAATATGGTGTTAGCCAAAGAACTGCTTATATGGAGTCTATAATGAAAGACATGCAGACGCAAGAGCTAAATGATTATGTTGCCAGTGCTTTTGGCGTTGATCTTTACGAAAACGATCCAGAAACTTTACCAGACACAAAAGAAGAATTAGATTTGCACATGCAGCTTAGTTATAAACAAGCTGTAGAAATAGCAGAAGAGCAAGCTTTAAATGTTTTGTTTGAAGGAAATAATTACGAGTTAACTAAAAAAAGATTTTATTATGACCTTACTGTTTTAGGTATAGGTGCTGTGAAAACTAGCTTTAACACATCTGAAGGCGTTGTTGTTGACTACGTTGATCCTGCTGATTTAGTTTACTCATATACTGAATCGCCTTATTTTGACGATATATACTATGTAGGTGAAGTAAAGTCTATACCTATAAACGAGCTTGTAAAACAATTCCCACATTTATCACAAGAAGATTTAGATGAAATAGTAAAAAATAAATATTACGACAAAACTAATTATAATCAAGGTTATAATTATTCTGAGCATGACAACAACAAGGTTCAAGTTTTATATTTTAATTATAAAACTTATATGAACGAAGTTTATAAAGTAAAAGAAACAAGTAGTGGTGCTGAAAAAATATTAGAAAAAGACGACACTTTCAACCCGCCAGAAGATTCTGGCAACTTTAGTAAACTGCACAGATCAATAGAGTGTCTATACGACGGCGCTTTAGTTTTAGGTACTGGTAAATTATTAAAGTGGGAAATGGCTAAAAATATGATGAGGCCAAAAAGTGATTTTACTAAAGTAAAAATGAATTACTCTATTGTAGCACCTCGTATGTATAAAGGTCGTATTGAGTCTTTAGTGCAGCGTATAACTGGTTTTGCTGATATGATACAGCTTACACATTTAAAGCTACAGCAAGTATTATCGCGCATGGTACCTGATGGTGTTTATTTAGACGCTGATGGTTTAGCTGAGATAGATCTAGGTAATGGTACAAACTATAATCCACAAGAAGCTTTAAACATGTTCTTCCAAACAGGTAGTGTTATTGGTAGATCATTTACTTCTGAAGGCGATATGAACCCAGGTAAAGTACCTATACAAGAAATAACAAGTGGTAGTGGTGGTAATAAAATGCAAGCTTTAATAGGTAATTACAATTATTACTTACAAATGATAAGAGATGTGACCGGTCTTAATGAAGCTAGAGACGGTAGTACGCCAGACAAAAATGCTTTAGTTGGTGTTCAAAAACTAGCGGCAGCAAATAGCAATACAGCAACAAGACATATATTACAAGCTGGTTTATTTTTAACAAAAGAAGTTGCAGAGTGTTTGTCACTTAGAATATCTGATATATTAGAATATTCACCCACTGCCAACGCTTTTATACAACAAATAGGAGGTCATAACGTCGCAACGCTAAAAGAAATGTCTGAATTACATTTATATGATTTTGGTGTGTTTATAGAGTTAATGCCTGATGAAGAAGAAAAAGCAATGCTTGAAAACAATATTCAAATGGCGTTGCAACAACAAAGTATAGATCTTGAAGATGCTATTGATATTAGAGAAATAAAAAGTATTAAGTTGGCAAATCAAATATTAAAATTAAGAAGAATTAAAAAGCAAGAAAAAGATCAACTTATAGCACAACAAAATATTCAAGCACAAGCGCAAGCTAACATGCAGACACAACAAGCAGCTGCAGAAATGGAAGTGCAAAAACAAATGGCTAAAGCACAGGCTGAAGCTCAACTTGAACAAATGAAAGCTCAACTTGATTTACAAAAACAATCACAAGAGGTTGAGTTTAAAAAACAACTTATGATGATAGAGTTTGAAATGAATATGCAGCTTAAAAACGCTGAAATTTCAGGACAAAAATCTAAAGAAAAAGAAAAAGAAGATCGTAAAGACGAAAGAACTAGAATACAAGCTACACAACAAAGTGAGCTTATAGATCAAAGAAAAAGTGAAAAACCACCTAAAAACTTTGAGTCCGCAGGTAATGATATACTAGGAGGCGGATT